CTGAAAACTGCCAACGGCAGAGAGGACTATTACATGAGCGTTACATTGATCAACGGCTTGACCGTGGATTTCTCGGCGGCAATTGATGAGGGTGTTGCTGTTACGGCCCTGACCAATGCCAATCCTGCCGTAGCCACTGCCGCAAATGAGTTCGCCAATGGCGATGTTGTGTTACTGGGCACTGGCTGGGAATACGCTAATGACCGAGCCTTCCGCGTAGCCGCTGCAAGCGCTACCGGGTTTACAGTTGAGGGTCTTAATGCTCTGGATACAACGCGCTTCCCTGTCGATAACGGTGTAGGTGTAGCCCGCGTCGTTACAGACTGGGTGCGCATTAACCAGATCACGGCATTGGCCTTCACAGGCGGTGATCAGAATTACTACCAGTACCAGTTTCTTGAATCCAAGGTTCAGAAGCAGATCCCAACATTCAAGTCGGCGATGAGCTTCACCCTAACCATTCTGGATGACCCGACCCTACCGTTCTACCAGTACCTCGAACAAGCTGACCAGGATGGTTTGATTCGTGTGGTTCGCTTCAACAACAGCGACGGCTCCACCAACATCTATCCGGTTTACGTCGGTTTCAACAACAACCCCGTCGGTGATATCAACACTGGCCGCACTGTAACTGCATCCTTTGCCCTGGCCGGTGAAGTTGTCCGGTACGCTCGCTGAGGTGATGAATGAGTAAGGTACTTTTCAAGCTTGATCCCAACCCGACCTTTGATGCGCTGGTTGCTATCCCTGTTCCGGGCGGCTCCAAGGCGGACGTTAAGTTCACGTTCAAGCATCGCTCCAAGACGGAACTGGAAGACTTCCTGAGCACCAACAAGGACATGGACGATACTACCCTGGTGAAATCCATCGCGGATGGCTGGGAACTGGATGATGAGTTCAACGACGAGAACATTGGGCGGCTGCTGAACAACTACATCGGGGCGGGCTCGGCAATCTACGTCAAGTACCTTGAAGAGCTGTACCAGGCCAAGCGTTTAAACTGATCGGCGCTGCTCGGGCGCTGTATCGGAAGCAGCCAAAGGCTTCTGATCTAGCGGCGTTCGGGCTTACCCCCGACCTCCTGGGCAGCATCGATTACCCCTTGTGGCCTGAGAACATGCAGGCCTTCCAAGTCTTCGAGGCCATGATGACGCAATGGCGTTGTGGTCCCGGAGGCCCTACCGGTCTTGTGTACAGCGAGATCCCGGTTGTCATGCGGTATCTATCCATTCCTGAAGCAGACCATGGCGAAGTCTTCGACGCAGTACGCGTGATGGAGAGCGCCGCGCTTGAAGCCATTCACCAAGAGAAATAGCCATGGCAAATGATATTGCTTCCCTTGGCCTAAGGGTTGACTCAAGCGAAGTAGATAAGGGCACGGAAAGCCTAAAGCGGCTGGCAAGTGCAGGCGAAAAGGCGGAAGCCTCGGCCAAGAAGGTAGAGGAATCTGCCGGTCAGGCGACCAAGGCCATCAAGGAGCAGAAGGATGAGGTCGGCAGGCTTCTCGGCTCCATCGATCCGGCTACCAGGGCGCTGGACAAGCTGGACCAGCAGGAGCGCAAGCTTGCTCAGTTCCGGTCGTCTAACAAGATCGACATCGATACCTACCGGCAATACAAGTCGGTGCTGGATCAAAGCAGGGAGGCAATATCCCGGCAAGCTGATGCGCTGAATCGAACCGGCATAACCGCCAAGCAGACCGCTGCCGCATTGCGTGGGGTTCCTGCTCAGTTCACGGACATCGTTGTATCGCTACAGGGTGGACAGGCACCGTTAACCGTACTGCTCCAGCAGGGCGGACAGCTGAAGGACATGTTTGGTGGGATTGGTCCTGCTGCGCGTGCTTTGGGTGGATACGTCGCCGGACTGGTAAACCCGTTCACGGTAGCCGCAGCAGCTGCTGCAGCGCTTGCCTTTGCCTATAAGCAGGGCAGTGATGAGGGATCAGCCTTCCAGCGTGCCCTGATTGTTACCGGCAACCAGTCCGGCCAGACCGCCGACAGCATGGCTAACCTTGCTAGGCAGGTCAGCTCTGTAACCGGAACCACCGGTGCCGCTGCAAGCGCCCTGACGCAGATCGTTGCGACCGGCAAGATTGCCAGCGACCAGTTCAAGAACATCGCTATTGCTGCGGTGGCGTTTGAGAGCGCTACCGGGCAGGCTGTAGAGGATACGGTTGCCCAGTTCCAAAAGCTGGCAGAAGACCCAGCCAAGGCTTCCGCCGAGCTTAACGAGCAGTACGGATACCTAACTGCATCTGTCTACGAGCAGATTCGCGCCCTAGAGGAGCAGGGAAATAAGGTAGGGGCAGCCAATCTTGCAGAAGAGACCTACGCCAATGCTCTAAAAGAGCGCTCTGACGCAGTTAAGCAGAACCTAGGTGTTATCGAGGGCGCTTGGGATAGCGTTAAGGGTGCCGCCAAGGCTGCCTGGGACGCCATGCTTGATGTTGGCCGTGAGCAGACCTTAGATGACCAAATCAACGCGATAGAGTCATATATTTCTCGCGTTACGAAGCCTCAAAAATTCGTAGACATGTTTGCTACGGGAGATAGAGGAGGCATAAATCCTGAGCTGAGAGAATCGCTTGAAGCTCAGTTGAAATTCCTAAGAGAGCAGCGTGAAGGTGCTCGCCTGGATGCCCAAGGTCAAGCTGACCGTATACGCCGAGAAAAGGAAGCGGTTGATGCTGAAAAGGCCCAGGACGCTCTAATCAAGTCCGGCCTTACAAACGCTGAGAAGAGGAATAAAGAGTACGAGAAGCTTGAGAAAAGACTTCAGGCTATTCGTGCGGTAAACCCGTTCAGCGACCAGTTAAGCGATGCAAATATTGCCAAGGCTAGAGCGGCAATTGAAAAGCAATATGCCGATCCGAAAGCGCCACAGTCCAGAAAGCCCGCAGCCTATCAGGACGATGCTGCCACTCGCATGCTCATGTCGCTCAAGGAGCAGGAAGCCACTTTACGAAGCCAACTCACCACCAATGAGAAGCTGACCGCCTCTCAGCGTGCGCTGGCCCAGTTTGAGCAGCAGATAGCCGACCTCAAGACCAAGGGTACGCTTACTGCTCAGCAGAAAAGCCTCCAGGAGAATGAGCTGCAGATCAGGGCTCAGCTTGAGCAAAACGTAGCGCTTGAAGATGAGATCAAGAAGCGCGAACAGCTGACCAAGCTGCAAGCCTTCCAGCAGTCTCTTGAGGCCAGCAGGGCTCAGGAGCGCGAGGGATACGCCGACCAACTGGCTGGCTCAACGCTAGGCCCAGAAGCACGGCAAAGGCTTCAGGCAGAGCAGAAGATCAGGCAGGACTATCAACGTCAGCTTGAACGGGCGGCGCGGGATCGCACCAATGGCTCTATAACTGAGGACACCTACCGGGCGGAGACCGAAGCGCTCAAGCAGAACCTGGACGAGCGTCTGGCAATGCAGCAGGAGTATTACTCCGCGCTGGATGAACTGAACGGCAATGCGGCGGTAGGCGCGCAACGTGCAATAAGCGAGTACAGCGAGCAAGCCAAAAACATAGCGGATCAGACGCAGAGCTTTGTTGGCGGAACGCTTGAGAGCCTGACGACAGGCATCGCTGATAGCCTGACCGATGCAATCACCCACACCAAAGACCTTGGTGATGCGATGGCAAGCCTGGGGGAAACGATCCTTACCCAGGTGGTTAGCTCACTGATTGAGATGGGCGCACGATACGCCATCAACGCAGCGTTGGAGGTGGCAGGGCTCACAACCGTGCAGACAGCCAAGGCTGCGCTGGGCGCTACGGCAGGGGCAGGTTATGCCGCTGCTGTGACAGGCCAATCTACAGCTGAGGTCAACTTGGCCGCATTGAACGCCTTCGCTTCTACCGCGGCTATCCCTGTCGTTGGTCCTGCATTGGCTCCAGCAGCAGCGGCCACAGCGGCGGCGGCTACGGCACCGTTTGCAGCGGCAGCTATCGCAGCGGCTTCCTCGGCTATTGCAGGGGCGGCTACTGGAGGGTTTTCCGAGGGTGGTTATACCGGTCCGGGTGGTAAGTACGACCCAGCGGGTATCGTCCACAAAGGCGAGGTGGTCTGGTCACAGGCTGACATTGCCCGGGCGGGTGGTGTGGCGACGGTTGAGTCACTGCGTAAAGGGTACGCGCCGAATGGCAACGCCGGTCTGGCTGGTACCGCTCCTGGCAAGTCGGGCGGTGGCGGCGTGGTAGTGAACCTTCACGAGGACGCCAACAAGGCTGGGCAAGTTCAGCAGATCAACAACTCAGGCGGCGGCATGACCATGGACGTGTTCGTATCGAACATTCACCAGGGCGGGCCGGCAGCCAAGGCATTCGAGCAGACCTATGGACTTAGAAGGGTAGGACGATGACGGTTCTGGAGCAGTTTTACGCATCAGGCGGATCGGATGTAAAGATCGCCACTCTGGAGCTGTCCTGTCCTGCCTGGGAGAAGCCTGTCTATCTCTGTAAGGCCTATGAGGATCTGATGGCTGCAACCGAAACAGGCGAGGTGGTGACATACCAAGCCTGTGGTATGGATGTGGCCCTGCCCAAGCGGGACAACAGCGGGAATCAGACGCTGAACTTCGCCATTGATAACGTCACCGGCGAGTCTCAGCAGCTGATCGATGAAGCCTTGGATACCAGGCAGGTGATTAGTCTGGTGTTCAGGGTGTACCTGTCCAGCGATCTGTCCGGCCCGGCTGAAAAGCCTTACCGGATGAAGGTGAAGGGCGGGTATATCCAGGGCGTCACCTCTCAGCTGTCCTCTGGCTATTACGACCTGTTGAACCTTGCATGGCCCCGCCGAAAGTACACCTTGGACTTCGCTCCTGGCCTACGGTACGTCTGATATGACCTTGAATGACTATTTCTCTGCCGTCTACCTGGACGGCGGGAGAGGCGAGGTCGTGGACGGTATCCAGCGGCTGGACTGCTGGGGGCTTGTCCGCGCGGTGAGGCATGAGGTCTACGGCCTCCCGCTTCTACCTAGCTGGGGGCATGTCCGGCACACGATGGCTCGTGAGTTCACCAAGGCCGCTCATGAATGCACCGGCGCAATGGTTCCTTGCGAGCCGAGGGTAGGTGCAATCGTCTGCCTTTGGCGTGGAGCGATCTGTGTTCACGTGGGGTTGGTCGTTGACGTAGACGGGCGACTCCACGGTATGGAAATGCTTCAGACGGGTGTTTCCGTAAAGCCACTTAACAAGTTTCTTGAACGATATCCTAGAGCGAGCTTTCACTTTGATCAGCATTTACCCGAGTAAGCTTGAGGGCGAACCTCTAGAAAAGCATTACACCGAGTCGGTGATGACGCTTGATAAGTGGCTTTCGATCAACGTAAAGAGCTATGAGCGTCGCGCATCTCCGCCTATCAGCATCGAAATAAACGGATTGCTGATTGATCCCGAGCATTGGGATTCGAAACTGTTTAGCCCAGAGGACGACGTTCGGATCTACCCTGAGCCAAAGGGCCTTGAGGCTGCAACTGTTGCTATTGTTGCTGCAGCTGCCGCGGCAGCGGTGGTGGCAGCGGTTATCTTCCTGCGGCCTAACGTCAAGACGCCAGGGTCATTCGATCAGCAGGGTAAAGCACTCAACTTGGCCCGAAGCAAGGGCAACCAAGTCAAGATCGGCGATATCATCCGTGAGGCAGCCGGTAAGAACAGGATCTACCCTGACTACCTGCTTCCTCCCCGTCATTACTTCGAAAACACCAGGATTCAATGGGCTGAACTGCTGCTATGCGTGGGAGTAGGTGAGTTCCAGATTGACCCCGGCGCGGTAAAGGTCGGTGAGACCTCCCTTGCATCCCTGGGCAATACCGCCTCCTACAAAATCTTTGGCCCAGGCCAAGACCTTTCCGGCGAGACGGCAGCGGACTGGTGGCATCCATCCAGTGAAGTTGGATCCACAAGCACCGGCGGCGCGGGCCTGACCCTCAAGTCAACGTTTGCCATTGATGAGCAGCCCACGGCAGATACCTTCCTGTTCTCTGGTTATCAGATAAGCGTTCCTACCGGCGCGGGCTGGTTTCCTATCGGCTGGCAGCCCGGCCTGATTGCCCGAGTAGAGGTGATGTACCCCTACACCTATACAAGCCCAGGCAATGGTGGGGCAACGATTATCAGCGGACCACACGTCGCCATGATCAACCCCTATGTGGGCATGCCCATCGAAATCACCGGAGATAATGCAGGCTCCTACGTGGTAGCCAGTTATCAGCCATTTGAGGAAGGCGGGTTAGGGGAGGACGACACACCGGCCACGATGACGCTCAACTATGCGAGCGGCGCACCGGCCAACGGCTTGCAGACCGGCAACCTATACAGTTGCATCGGTTATCAGGGATTACGTTATCGTATAACGTCAGTTTCGGATGATTCGGTCAATGATGACGATCCAAAGACCGAAAATCATGGCCCATCTACTATTGCGGTGGAGCGGTTGACGGCTACGGGTACGGCAGATGACGAGTGGCCTGGGTTTGATACCTTCAACAGCGCGACACCCGTCATAACGCTGGATGCTTCCACGATTGAGGGTGACTGGGCGGGTCCTTTCGCGGCATGTCCAGAGGATGAAGTTACCAATACCTTGGAGATCGACGTCTTCTTCCCGCAAGGCTTGGTCAATTTCAACACCAAGAAGGGCACCAAGAACCCGTTTTCATGCACCATTGAGCTGCAGTATCGGGACATGGCAACGCTTGGAGCTTGGCAGTCGGTACGATTTACCTATACCAACGCAACGTCAGACCAGCTTGGATATACCGAGCGCGTCAACCTGCCTTCAGCCATCCGTCCCGAGGTCAGAATGCGGCGCATAGGTCAGGAGTCTACCTCTACTGACAAGTATAACCGCGCGCAGTGGTATGCCTTAAAAGCACGCTTGGACAAGGCTCCAAAGGCCTATGAAGGCGTTACGGTGATGACGGTCTACATTCGCGGGGGTGATCAGCTTTCAGCGCAGTCTGAGAGTCAGGTCTCAGTGGTAGCCACCCGTAAGCTGCCGCGCCTCGTGGGCGGCACATGGACGGGTCCAATCGCTACCAGGGATATCGTCCCGTGGGTTGGGTATGTCGCCAAGTCCATAGGCTATGTCGATGATGACTTTGATCTTGATGAACTAGAGCGTCTTGGAAAGGTTTGGAGCGATCGTCGCGATTACTTCGACTATGCCGTTGAGGACAGCAGCACGGTCAAGGAATGCATCAGTGATGCGCTGGCGGCAGGCTTTGCTGAGTTCACCCTTGAACGCGGCAAGCTCAAGCCGGTGCGGGATGAGCCTCGAAGTGTGTACGGGCAGATGTACTCGCCTCAGAACATGACCGAACCTCTCAAGCGCAGCTTTACGCTTCCATCTCCTGATGATTACGACGGGGTGGACATCAAGTACACCGACGAGAAGACCTACGCAGACGAGACTGTTAAGTGCCGTCTGCCTGGGGATGAGGGGAATACGGTCAAGGAGATCACTCTTAACGGCGTGACCAACCGAGACCGAGCATGGCGGATAGGAATGCGGCGGCGCAGGGAATATGCCTACCGCACTAAGAGCTATAACTTCTCCACGGAACTGGCTGCGCTCAATAGCGGGTATCTGAGCTATGACGTGGTGGCGGATGACGTTCCTGGCTATGCCCAGAGCGCGATCCTGGAAGACTTCATGGCAATTGACGGCATGAGTGTGCTGGTGAGTTCTGAGCCGCTTCAGTGGCAGGAAGATCAGCAGCATGTGGTTCTACTGCGCCGCCCGGATGGATCCACCAGCGGCCCATGGCCTGCATCCAAGCTGGACGATTACCGGATGACCATTGGTGATCTGGACTTCGTTCCCGATACCAGTTGGGAGATTGATCCGCCTCATCTGCTGTTCGGCACCATGAAGCGTTCCGGCTACCCCGTTCTGATTACTTCAATTGAACCAGGCGAATACACCGCTGATGTAGAGGCGGTCGGTTATGACGAACGCGTCTATGCCGATGACAACAACGTCGCGCCGGAGGACGCATGATCACATACCCAAAGGAGTTGCCCAGGCCGTTACAGGATGGGTATGAGCTACAGACCGCAAGTCCAAAGGTTGAGACCTCTTTCCAAAGCGGACGCACGATCGAAAGACGGGCATTCACTTCGGTTCCAACCCAGGCGTCGGTCAAGTGGCTGATGACCGAATCGCAGGCCAGATACTTCGAGGCTTGGTTTGAAGAGGTCCTGGTATCCGGTACCAAGTGGTTTGAGTGCGAGCTATCCACTCCGCTGGGGTTTGCGCCCTATACCGCACGGATCAGAGGGATGTATGACGGTCCCGTCCAAATAACAAAAGGATGGTGGCAGTTCACCGCAACCCTGGAATTGAGAAAGCGGCCGATCCTGCAGCCGGGATGGGTTATCTACGCACCGCAGTACATCTTGCTCGCTAACGTATTCGACAAAGCCATGAATCAGGAATGGCCGGAAAGCCGATATCAGACCTACATGCCTGAGTTCGATCAATCGCAAAACAGAGAGTGGCCGCCTCAGGCCTGACCTAACCCTAATCCCTACTTAGACACGGCCCCACGGATGCTGTGGGCACTTGCTCGTCTGGAGAAAATTGCATGGCTTTTAATACTCGCAACCCTGTTGGGTCCACAGACCCTCGCGACCTTTACGATAATGCTGCTAACTTCGACAAACTGGCAAACGGAGTAGACCCGTTTTATACAGACCGTCTTGGCAAATTGCGTCATTCCTTTGCTGGCATGGAAGAGGATTTCAACAATGCTCAAGATGGGAGACAAGAAGCTTTTGAGTATGGCGAGAAGCAAAGAAATACTGCTTTTTACAGTGGTGAGAATCAACGAAATACTGCTTTTACACTTTCCCAGCAGAGCCAAGAAGACAGATTTCAAGCGTTTCTCGAATCCAGTGGATATCAAGATCTCGGCATCTATAAGGCTGGGATAGTGCTTGATGCACTGAATAAGACGTTCAGTTATAACGGCTTCTATTATCACCTAAAGGGCGGGGTTGCGCTCCCATACACCACTACTGGCGTGTGGGCGGACGAGTCAGAAAATTTCGTTTTGCTTGGTGATGATATTCTTAGGCAGGACATCGCAAGCACTTCAACCAACAAAGGTGCGTATATAACTGGCTACCGATCTCGCACCGTAGGTGCCCGTCTCGATGACTCTCCAAGCGCCAAGGACTACACGTCATCTGGTCTTGCAGCTTTACTAGATACGCCTACTTTAGTTGTGATGCCTGACGGGTATCAAAATGCTGCTCTACCCGACACGTATGACGCGCTTCTGGACTACACAGGTCAGAAGGTCCCTTTACTAAATCCCTACGGGGAGGATGGCATAAGCGATCTGATGCAGGTCAAGCGCTTAATGCGCGGACAGATCGAGGCAAGTCATGTTGGTTCCTCTCGCGGTGTAGTCGGCATTGAAGGTTATGCAAGGGGGAGTGGTGCGAATGGCCCCGGCAATGCCGACTACGCCCTCATGATGACCCTCCAAAAGAAGGGATTTAGCGATGGTACTGCGGCTGTCGGCGAAATAGACGGTATGCAAATGGTCATAAGGCAGGGAGGTAAAGACTCAGATGTCTGTGCTGGTCTTTTCAACGTTGCGCATTATGGCACTGGGTTTAACGCGATCTTCGAAGGGCAGACATCTCGTATAGATCCGGCTAACAGTACTATTACCAAGCAGATGCAAACTCAGATTGGCTTGGTTGGGAACTCTGAAGCTGACAAGAATGGTATTGCAGTTGGCTTTCATGCAGTGGCAAACACAGGCGTTCTAGATGAAGGTATTCGGATCTCTGATGCCGGTGGAGTATGGAACTACTTTTTTAGGGGTGTACGTGGTGGCGTGACAACTTTTTTGGTCGACTCGTATGGTCAGATGACACTAGCAGATGCTACCGGAAACACTAAAACAATCGGCGTTGACCAAAACTCGTTTCGTATTTTAAACCACGCGAAAGACAAGCAACTGCTGGTTCTAGCCGATACCGGCCTGATGACCTTGAATGGTCAAATGGTAGCCGCTGAGTACCGGGTCAATAACGTCAAGGTGGTAGGCGGTAGAGATACGGGCTGGCAGCCCATGACTGGTACAGCTTCAAAGGCTACGGTGCCTACATACGAACCCACCGCCGCCGCCGCAACGTACACTCAAACCCAGATACAAAATCTGATGACAGCCGTACAGGCGATGTCCCGCCGGATGATGGCAATTGACTCCATGCTGCGCACCCATGGGCTAACGGATTGAGGTATAAGAAATGGATGAGATTTATCAGCTCCGACGCCAAAATATAATTCTTCAGCTTGAATACCTTGATCAACAACGGCAATTGAACGCTCTTCAAACCGAAAAACTGAGAAGCATACTGGATGCTATTGATAATGAGCAGTCTAAAGATAGAGCTGAGGGGCAGGGTGAGTCCTATGAAAAGTTTGCCTGAGTAAGATTGTCAGATGCTTGCGCTCTGGATCTATGGCGTAATGGCCCTTCTATCTAATAGGGCCTTACTACCTATTCTATGCAGCTCTGTAATTTTAACGCCGTGGTAAAGTACGCCGATTTCAGCCCTGCATAAAAGGCGACGCAATGAGTCGGATCCTATCCATAGAGCCCTTATCGACTTATCAGAGGCAGCGAGTAAATAACTTTACGCTCCTCCGACTTCTTTTAGCGTGGGCGGTTTTGGTCGGTCATGCTTGGCCAATTACAGGGAATGGTAGCGATCCGCTTTCGGAGCTAACGCTGCCTTATACCTGGATTGGGCATCTTGCGGTAAGCGGGTTCTTTGCAATAAGTGGATATCTTGTCACTGCCTCCATTCAACAGCGAAGCCTTTCAGAATTTGCCGTTTCAAGGGTTCTGAGGCTGTATCCCGCTGTGCTTGTTTATCTCGCTATATCAGTTTTTATAATCGGACCTATTGCATCTAGTGTTCCTGTCAAGACCTATCTGCAAGCTGAGCCATGGAATAACTTTTTAAACGGCTGGCTTTGGGAGTGGAATTACAATCTGCCGTATGTTTTTGAAAATTCCCCTAGAGCCGGGGCAACCAACGGCTCCGCTTGGACGCTACCGGTTGAATTACGTTGCTATATACTCGTATTTCTTATGGGGTTTGTTGGTTTATTTGACAGCAGGCTTAGAGCAAACGTAGCGCTTATCTTTTTGCTATTTCTACTGAACACGAACTACAGCGCCATACCGCTTTTTGGGCATGATCCGCATTTTTCTAGCCCGCTGTATTTTTTTGTAGTTGGGTCTTTATTCTGGATAAACAGAGATCTAATTCTACTCAACTGGCCTGCTGCAGCTATTCTACTCCTCGCGTTATGCCTACTTATCCCTTTGGGCTTGAATCCAATCTTCAGATACCTGTTTCCATTCGGGTCTTCCTACCTTGTTTTTATGCTGGTATATCGCGTGAAATTTATAAACATAGACAGATTTGGAGATATATCATATGGAATATACATTTATGCTTGGCCTGTTCAGCAGCTTGTTTGGCGACCAGAACAAAGCGCCATGATGAACATTGCCTTGTCCACCATAATAGTTATTCCTGTGGCATACCTTTCTTGGAGGTTCATCGAAAAGCCTTGCCTTTCATTAAGAAATATATTTGCGAGAAAGCCAGTTTCAAGATCATATGCTTCATAAAAAAGGCCCCAATAGGGGCCTTTTTTCTTAGTGAATTGTCACTGGAATACTAATTCTGCACTGGTGCAATGTAGACCCTTCAAGAGCTGCTAGCGAAAGGATATTTCTTCCTTTTAAGGACTTTGTATCGATCATAGCTTCAAAGCCTGCATTTCTGAATCCAGGGTTGCCAAAGGCCGCTATCAGATCCGGTCTGTCCAGCATATGCGTCTTGATGTAGATTTTTTTACCTTGCTCATCAGTAAGCGTAACAAAGACTTGATCGAACAGCCGCCCCCGCTCCATAGACGCGATGATCCAGCCAAAGGTGTGCATGGCTCCTGTAGCTTCCACCCCGCTAGCTACAGGGGGAATGCCTGCAATGGAGTCCACTGATCCGCTGCAATCAATATCGTCTAAATTAGTGAATGCCGGAGTTGTTACCGCGTCAAACACAGCCTCTTTAACCTTGAAACCCGGGATGCGAGCGCTTACCCATTCCGCTTCAAACGTCGGCCTTAGGTAATCGTTTGATTTGGTTTCAAACATAATTGCCTCAACGGCTTCGCCCTCAAAGGTAAAATCGGTCGGAATCACGGAGGCTAGAACACCTGCCTTAGAGTTCAATATGTTAAGCCGATACTCTCTAATCATCCCTGAACTCAGCTTGTATTTAACTCTAACGATCTCACCACGGAAAAGGGTGTTCTGAAGTTTTCCAAGGAGAGTATGTTCGAAATTTGGAACAACCTTAATCGTCCCTTCTGACGCAGGGACGTTATACCATTTCCCGAACTCCATGGCTTGCTTGCCAATTACCTTAGGCTCGATTTTAGCTACGTTATCGTTAGCCTGCATAAGCAGGACTGGGTAGCCTTTGTATCCTGAGGCACTAGCTACAGCATAGTAATTCGTGAGAATCGCTGTCGATGTTATCGGGTCTTCATTCAATCCATGCTTACTATCAACCGATTCGAATACGTTACATGTGGCAACAGAGCAGCCTGGACCTGCAGTCCATAATACAAACTGTGGGCGATCCTTTGATTCAAAGAATGCTCTATTCATTTCGCCCAGCTCTGGCGTCAGGGTCATGAATCCTTGAAACGAAGGGCGATGTACGTAATTGAGGCCATTTCCAAGCGCGTATTCGTGATTTAAAGGATAAACCTCAATCGTAGAGTCCCCTATGGTGGATAGTATGTTTTGAGGAAGAACATAGCTCCTATATAGATCTCTCAACCGATGCTCATAGCTGTGACTAAAATCGGTTGTCTCGGCAAATGCATCTTTAGTCGGAGCCCCAGGATAGGCCGGATTGTATTGGACATAGTAGATGCAGCCTAAAACCGGGACGAGAAGAACCTTTCCTAGCCTGTCGCTATTGAAAGCCATTGACAGGGCAAGAATCGAAGCGGGAGCGACAAAGTATGGTAGATAGTGATCAGTACGGCTAAACCCTAGCTTGAACGTTAGAAGCAGCATAGCGTTGACAGGAAGCACTAGCATTGGGTTCTTTTTGATTAGATAAATGTTGAGCAGAACAACCGCTATCGCAATGGCAGTGAACGTATTCCTATCGTTTTCCACCTCCAAGACCATATCTACAGAGTTACCGAAGCTCAGACTTTTATTGATCTTCAGGTAATTTATTATGCTAGACATGTCGCTGAAGATGAACGTGCCTGCTAGCACATAAGCGGCGACTAGGCTGGCCAGGAAAAGGGCAGGCCTGTCAAATTTTCTATCTATAACAAATCTAGAAAAGAAGTAGGCGCCAAATGTCAATAGCGCAGAAACACCAAAAAAGAAGCGTATGTAGAAAGCCAATCCAGCCAGAGCGCCTAAGAGGATGTACGTCCTTTTCCTTAGCTCTATACGCTGGTCTCTGCCCTTTTCAAAGTATGCGACTAAAGCGAAAGGGATTAGAAAGAGTGCTGAGCCATACACGACTCCATTAATGAAAAGGAAGAATACAGCTGCGAGGAATAGGAGTGCCTTATTTCTGATCGCCGTGCTAACAATTGCTGCCCAAAAAACGCCGCTCAATAGAGACCAGAATACAATCGCCATCCAGTAAAGTCTGGAAGAGTAAAAAGCTGATGTGTTCCCTGTGATCCAATACATCGGGCCATAACTAAACAAGAAGTCCTGCTTGCCAATAAACATGTCATTGACATTGTTTAGCCATTGCTCAAAGTTCCCTTCACTTGGAAGAATCGTAGGATTCATCCTTAAAGTAGAAAGAACAATAACGAATACTGCTAAGAAAATACTTATCTCAGTTTGATGTTTCTCTAAAAATGGAGGAACAAACCCGCCTGATCTATTTATTTTTTCTTCCATATCACGTCATCCAATTATCTTTTTTCACGATGTATCCATGACCAGCAGGCCAGGTAATCAAGGCTTATTTTTATGTCCCATTGATCGAGCTTAAAGCCCTGCTTGATCAGCTCTTTGCGAGCCATAGAGACGAGCATTTCCACGGATTTTCTGTTGTTGCATAGGGAGGCTGGAAGGCTATTTGATTCAAATAGCTTTATCCCGCTTTCATCGTAGGCCACAAAGACCAGCGGGCTAGAACGCGGCCCGTCGATAAATTCAATACGCAAGGGCGATAGACCCTTGATAATGATTTGTTTTGCCAGGCTGTATGTATTCATATGCGATCCACTTCACAGCGGCGCGCAGTATAGAGATTATCGCAGATAGGGGAAAGGCTAGCCGTCCATGGCTTTGAGTCAGGCTTTTAGACCTGCTCTTATAATGGCATCACGGGCATCGTTTATGCCTTGGGTATAATTCAGCTTGTCCTGACCCTCTAAATTCCAAGGGTTCTGAGGAAGATCTATTGTCACTGAGGCAATAGCTAGGTCCCAGCAGGTTGTCCATTCTCGCTGAATCTCTTCTGGCGCATCTTCCCAGCGGATACCCTTTACCGCATCGAAGGAAGATTTCATCTTCATCAGTCTTTCTGCGTTCATAGTTTCCTCGTGCCTTGTAATAGCGCTGTCACAGTAGACAATCGAGTATGAAATAAAGCTGAACACGTCCTCACTTTTCAAGTTCTCTCGCCATTAACGATTCTTCCAATGAGAATCAAATCAAAGTGCTGCCCATCCTTCCGCGTTAGCCTCATCCGATCGACCGAACCATATAGCCCAGCGTTTCGCTCGTGGAATTCCAGGCGGCCGTTCGGATCTCGCCTTACGACTCCATGATCTTCACTCAGGTTGTAGAACTCGAACGCCGACTGCTCGACGATCCCGGCCAGCTTGCCGTTCGTATCCCTGAGTTCGTAGATGCCGCCTTTGAGGAAGTCGGGCGAATAAGTAGCCAATGCCTCAGCCGCCCACAACTTTGCCGAGTCGATGACCTCCATCATGTCTTGCCAGCGATCTTTAGTGATTGCCTGTGTACTTAACAGCCGGTCGGCCACATCTTTCATGTAAGAGGTATGGTGTTCAGGTAGGCGCACAAGGGCGTGCTGGTCGTTAGCCAGTCTTTCCCATTCGGCAATTGATGTGCTCAAAAGAGGGTCCGTTCTACTGAGGATGCATACAGTAGTCGGAAAGAGGGAGGGTGGCTAGTGGGCACCTGCTAGGTGGAGGTCATCCCTTGAATCGTTATCTTTCATAACTATATGGTTCCGGTCCGCAATTATTTTGGACCCATTGATGCCGTTGGGCTGGAGAGGGTCAAAATTTATGTGTTTGCGGACCGGAAATAGGGCTGAAACCCGCATGAATGCTGGTTTTGTCTCGGGACTTAAAATCCCTCGGAGGAAACTCCGTGCCGGTTCGATTCCGGCTCCGGGCACCAATAACCATGCGGGTTCTAGAGTTTAGATCCCTAAAAACCGGTCCGCAAAACTAAGAGGCCGGTCCGCAATTATCGGGTAGGAGTGATTTTCTTACCTTTGCGCTCTCTGATGTAGGCCTCGGTCATGACGACCGTCGTATGTCCTAGCTGGTCCCTTGCCTGTAGGATATCACCACTCAATTCGGCTTTGTCAGTTCCCGCCTTCGCTCGTAAATCCCTAAGTTGAAATGCCGCTTTATTGACGCCAGCCGATTCGCGCGCTTCGTCAAATCGAGTTCGAAGCATGCTAGCCGTCATTGGCGTTCCGTCCTCAGTCACAATCAGCTTTGTCGATCGTACCTTGTGTCCTGCCTTCCTGGTCATGATCCGGTCAACCAATATTGCTAGCTGTCCGCTGATCTCAATACGACGTTTCGCTTTCGTCTTTGACTGCGTTACCCAGATATGACACTCCCTGATATCTCGCTCATACATCCTGAGCGTGTCACCCACTCGCTGGCCCGTTAGGTAGGCGAGATCCATCGCATCTCTCAGTCCAGCATCGGCTGCATCGTGCACTGCTTTGTAGACTGAATCCTCAATGTATACGTCCCTCCCTGTCTCCTTATTCCCCTTTACCCCTGAACATGGGTTTGCCAGCGCGGTATAGCCTGTCTCTCGTGCGTAGTTCCAGATCGCGGAGAGTAGGGCCTTCTCCCTGTTGGCTCGCACCTTTGCATCCTTTCGATAATTCAGGTACTGCCTGATGTGCTGAGGCTGAATCTCATCCAGTGGTGCCGGTGGATCCCCAAAGAACGAAAGCAGCTGCTTTAGCTCCCTGGCGT